ATAGTTCTTTCTACAATCATATATAAAGTATCAAAAGCATCATTAATTCCTGGAATAACTGCAATACTTTTTACTTTAGCATTTGTGCCAGCTAATGTATGTTGATGCCAAGCAGTTACACCTTGATCTCTGTAATATGTAAACCCTAAAAGTTTACCATCACCTCGTCTTACCCATAAGATATTATTTGGATAATTAGCGAATACTGCTTCTTCCATCCCTCCATAACCTAAATGTTCAGAAAGAACCGACATGTCAGGACTTGTATATGAATCATAATCGATATTATAAGCAAATTCTCTTAATCTTTTCTTATTCTTACCTATATATAAAACTGATTTAGAAGCAGGCATCACCTTTTTATCAGCAGCACCATCTCCTGTTTCATTAATTACTTGAACTGTTGTTGCAGTTAATCCTTGAGTTGCAGAACCAGAACTTAAATTAAATGTACCATTCTTTGTAAAGAGATGAAGATATTTACCTCCATACATTCCTGTAATTTGATTTACTTGGTCTGAGGAAAGTGTAAAACTAACAGCATTATCATCAGCAAGAGTCCCATCTGTTTCAGTTGGAGAAAAAGTATCAAAGTCAGCAGTAGAAGAACCCCATACTGTATTTGGATGCGATGCAGTGTTTGCATAAAATAATCTTTCTTCATAAAATGTTACCTTGGTTGGATAGTTTCCTATATAAAATGCTCCTAATCTCCAGTCTGTTACAGCTCCCGTACCTCCGTAGTTTCTGTCTGCGTCGACCGACACTGTGACAGATGTGCCAGACCCATACGCTGTAATCTCACCGACACCCCAAGTGCTCGAATGTTTTATTCTAACTTTTCTACCTACATCATTAGAAGTAAATACGCTTGTACTCGCTGTTACCGTAACAGAACCCGATGTTCCACTCGGAGTTAAAGTTGTGGATGTTAAATTAGGTGCATTAAATGGTCCATCTACAAAAGTAACATCAGTTAATGTCCATGCTGTATGACCTGTTCTTGAAAGTTTCGCTGGTTTATGACTTTCATGTACAATAAATAAAACGTCAGCTGATTGAACAAATTCTAGTTCATCTAGTTGTGCGGCTGTATATGTTGTAGCAATTTCATAAGGAGAACCTCCAGACTCTATTTGTCCTTCATCTTTAAAAAATCTTATATAATTATGTCCAAACTCTAATATATAAGCTTGTGTTTTAGAAAATGTAAAAGGAATTAATCTAGCCCCTGAATTAGAACCAGAAGATGTTTTTATTTCTGCAATATGTCTTGTTCCTGGACGTTTACTAAGACCACCATGCATTAACACCATGAAATTTGATATAGTCGAAGCACCATTATAGTACTTGTCCATATCGATACGACCATTTAATCTTGGACTAAGCTCTCCAGAGGTAAAGTTTGTAAGAATTGGTGATGAATCAGCCATGTCATTTTATGTCGTATATTTGTTCCACCTATAATCACTTAGGTTAGTTCCACTTACTCTTGAATCTATCCAGAAATCTGCATTAAGACCCTCAGGTGTTCCTTCCATTGCATCTGAGCTTCTTGCATCTGCAAGTTTCTGCATATATAAATTGTTCATTGCATCTAAAGTTCTTAAATCCTGCAATAAAGGCATTGTAAGATTTACAGCTAGTTTAATAGCTAATAAATCAATTAATAATGGATCATAAGTTGCTATAGTGGTATTTTGAAATACATACGTACATTTAAAAGTATCTCCTTCAGTAAGAATCTTATCTCCTTCAATTTTATATTCTTGAGCGTCATCTTCAGGTTTTACAATTCTAATCCAATCAGCTGGAAGTTGAAATTCTGAAGTAAAATAATAAGCAGGAGTATTTGAAGTCTTTGATAAAGCCGCTCGTTTAATGCAACAATTCCAAGGGTGCATTCTAAATACAGCATCTCTTGTGTCGTCAAAAAGTTCATTAGCAAATCTTGCAGACTTAGTATCTTCAGTTAAAGAAGAAATAAATTCTGCGCCTAATAATCCTAATGCTCTATTTACAATGTTTATCTTTGTTGTTGCCATAATTCCTTTTATTTAGACTAAGGGGACCGAAGCCCCCTTAGTTTTAGTTTATTAGTCTACAACGTATAAGATGTAGCCTACTAGATCGTCTCCGTCTGCAATCGCAGTGTCCTGAGAAGTAGCTCTGATAACTACACCACCTTGTGTTTCAAAAGTGTAAGTTCCACCTGTAGCAGTTTGGTCAGCACCAAAATTTTGGTATCCAACCGTGTCTACAGATAAGCCATTCAAAAGTCCATCCGCATCAGCAGCAACACTAGCGCCATCAATGTCAGTATAAGCGTCCCATCCTAAATCTAGTGTAGCTGAACCAGTAGTCCAGTTTACATAAGCATTTGAAGATGAAAGAAGAACTTTTACTTTTCCTGCAGGCAATGAGCAAAGAGCAACAGATGATGTTGCGTCTCCAGCTCCGTCTTGGTCATGAGTAAAGTAAGCAATTCTTACTCTTCCATGATAAACGTGTGCCTCATTCATAGTAACAGGAGTTGCAGTAGCGTTTGTGTACTCAGTACTTTTTTGAGTTGTAACAGCCATTTTAATATCCTCCTATTATTCTTCGCACTTAATTTCTAACACTTTGCCCTCTTCCATTCGAGTTGCCCCGAAAGAAGCCGAACAATATACTTGGGTAGAGTTTCTTTTGTCTCTTCTAGGACCAATATCAACATTAATATCAGCACCTACTGCCAAAAGAAGACCGCTCTTAGCATAAGCTATTACTCGTCTGTAGCTATTTGAGTCAGTGTCTACTCTTTCAGTTCTAACAAAATTGAAGCCCATGAAAGTGTTAATTTCACCTTGTACCAAAGCTTTGATTGCGTTGTAATCAGAGCTTGTTACTTCAGTTGTTTGTAACAAATCATTAACTTGCTTAGATGTAACTATGCAGAATCTTGGATCTGAAGGATCAGTCTCATTCGCGTCCAATAATCTTTTAGCTTCTCTAAGTTTACCAATTGTTAGGCCAGAATTTGCAGCCCCACCAGACTCAACGTAGTTCACAGCGATTTGGCTTGCTGCATCAAAAGCTTGACTTCCACTTCCAGTCTTACCAGTTTTTGCAGTTCCAAAAGCAGCTTCCAGGATGATGTCATCCATTTTTCTGCCCAGTGCCCAAGCGGCGTTTTGCGCGTAAGGAGATGCTGGGTCGATAAGAAGTCTTATTCTATCAGTTCTGTCCACCATATCCGCCCAATCAAAATCTCTCAATGATACTTGTCTTCTATCATGAGGAGTTGAGATTAGAGGAGTGTCAGAATGTCTAGAAGTAACCTCTACCGCATCAACAGATCCTATACGATCATAGTATTCAAACTCAGCTTTTTGTGATTCAACACGTACGAAAGGTCTAAGTCTTGAACCTTTTTGTTGTAAAAGGTGTTCGACGTTAGCTCTGTACTGGTTGACAAAAGCCGTTGTTATTTGCGTTGACATACTATTTGCCTCCGTTAGTCATTATTAATTAATCGAAAACGCTACCCAAGTATAACCTTAGACATTTTCTCCCTTGTTTACGTCTGTGGGTACAGTCGACGGATGGACTTTTCAGCTACCCATCATCATCTACTATATAACTAGTAGACAAATTCGTACATAACTATTTATGAAGCTTGAATCGGAGTTTCATCAGGAAACGCCAATCTATATAAACTATTCATTCTGTCTACAGCAGCTTGGTGCCCTGTATGATCTCCAGAAGAATAAGCTTTCATAAATTCAGGATCACGATTATATCTAGCTATTTCTTGTTTCGCTTGATCAGGGGTCATTGTAAATGATCTAGCACTAGCTACATCAGATTTACCCTCTGCTATACCTTCCCCAATCTTAGCAAACAATTTTACAAACATCGGATTATTTCCATTGCCTGTACTATCTAGCCATTTTTTTAGATCATCACCGCCATAAGCATCAACTGCTCTAGTAGCTAAATCTATTCTTTCATCATAAGCTTTACCAAGGTCTTTCTTTAACTCATTTACCCATTGTTCATTCTGAGCAGATGCAGATGTACCTTCTAGTTCAGCTTTTTTAGATATATAGTCATGATAACCATCATATATCGCTTTAGCTTGTGTTGAAGTTAAACCGGCTTTATAAGATAAATCTCTGAATTGACTTTCAAAAGCTTCATCATAATCCAATCCTTCTGGAAGAGCTGGTCTTTCTCCAAATTTGTAACCATCTGATTTTTCAGGTCTTCCTATTTGACTATAGAAAGAACTCATTTCTTCATCAGTTGCATTACCGTCAGGAAGAGCTATTCTGTTCTTCCCAATTAGTTTTTGGCCATTTATATAACTTTTAGCCATACTACCAACATCTTTGATGTCAGATAGTGAAGGGTCATTACGTAAATCTTCAGGTAGAGAAGCTTTCCAATCAACAGGAGCACTATTTGTTTGTGCATCCGGCGCTGGAGAAGCATCTGAGCTACCCGTAATTGCGGACCCAGTCGTTTTATCGTCACTCATTTGTTGCCTCCATATTGAGCATGTTTTTAAAGTCCTCAGGTTTCTTACCTAGAAACTTGAGTATTGACACTACGATACGTCTCATCCCTTCACGGTGAGCTGTTTCGTGCGAATCGTTTGGAACATGTGTTGTATCCAAAACGAATCCTGTTTTACAAAGATGATCTAATACTATTTTGCCATCTTTAGAATTAAACACTGCTTGATAGTGTTCATGTAATTTTTCTAAACCTACTTTTTTAGCCAACTGACTGTCCTTCTCTATTTGCTTTACCAGCTTCTGCTACATTTCTTGCTGCTTCGCTTTCTTGCTTAGCTTGTTCAGCTTCCATTTGAGCTTGTTGCTGTTCTTGTCTCTCTTGTCTAACTTGTTCAACTTCCTCTTTTTCATTCATTATTTGTGGTGGTGCATCTAATAAATGATGGAAATATCTAAATGTTTCATCAGTATTCATGTTATCTAATAGCTCAGGTTTAACTTGAAATAATGGAGCTAAACTTTCAAATAATCTAGAAACAGTAAACATTTGATTTGATTTTTGTGCTCTTGCAATAGGAGATGTATAAACAAATCAAATGTTTA